AAACTGATTACATGGACTACATTAAAGCTATTGTAGTTCACCCTATTGCAAAGGCAATTAAAAAAGCAGACCTAGAACATAACTCAAAAGTTTCAAGGCTCAAAGGATTACGTAAAAAAGATTTTGATAGATTGGAAAAATACTGCATTGCGTACCAATATTTAAACGATTAAACATGAAAAACAAATCAATAATTCTAGCTATTATACTAGGTGTAATTAGCTTAACAAGTTGTAATAAGAAAACAGTTAAACCTGTTTATCATATATTTAATAATGAAACATATGTTGTAGAGGAAGAGTTAGATAACTTTAATCTTGTTAATACTACATTAACAGGTCATACCAAATACCTAGTATTAAATTCAACAGCTAATGGTGACTCAATTAAGATTACTAACTGGGGACTCACTAATAATTACATAAAAGGCAGTCGAATAAAGACATTAATAATTTCACAAGAAGTCACTCATCATGCTTCTAGGTATAGATATTTCCCTGAAACAGGTATTGTTTTAGATAGAGAAATATACAAATTCTATCCAATAGAAGTGGTGAACTAAAATATTACGTTTTAAATGATTAAATTTTTATATTAAATAACCTGTAGTTTTTAATTACAGGTTATTTCTTTTTAATGCAGTCAATTAGTAAAATAATTGAGAGGTCTAAACTCCTCATAAAACACTTGCAGATAGAAAAGATAACTTAATAGGTGAATAAAGGATCTATTAGCAGGAACTGGCTACACAAGTTTAGTAAAAACTCAAAAATAAATAAACAAAATTATTATGTTAAAGTTATCAAAAATCACTCGCAAAGAAAACTCAAATGGTTTACCAAATTATTCATTAATGTTTACTGGTAAAGTAGAAGGGTTACAATCATCTGTAAGTTTATTATCTCTATTAAATAAAGGAGATAATAGATTTATTCAGGCAAATGATGCTACAGGATACATCAACAAAGCTACTCAAGAAGGTATTGAAGCTATGTTTGGTAAAGTTGAGTTACCTATCAACATAGGTGATGAAACTCTTTTAGATTTACCTGTAGATGGTATTTGTTTCAAAGTTACAGAAACTGTTACAATACCTGAATATATCACCTCACAAGCTGCTGGTGATTCAGTTAAAACCAAAGAATTAGTTACAAAACTAACTAAGAAAATTAAGAATGAAGATGGCTCTTACAGTTATTTTGTTTCAGAAAAAGGAGAAGCTGTTTTCAGAACTACTGAAGTTGTAGCTGGTAAAACAGCAACACATACTATTGTTCCTTTATTAAAAGGTACTGATGGTAAAACAGTTAAAATATCTGAAGAAGAGTTTTTAGACAATTGTATTACAATTAATGTAGTTGCTTTAACTGAAGCGTCAACAGTTATTTAATTAACTAAAACCTACCTTATTAATTTAAGGTAGGTTTACTTTTAAAATTATTATATCATTAAAACTAAAAAATATCATTTAATATGAAAACTATAAATCCAGATAATTTTGTACTAGTGTTTAGTACAGATAAAAAAGTTTTACATAATCAAGCATTTGTAAGACCTAGAAAATGTAAAGTAAATGATCCAGCTGTTAATACAGCTTATAGTTTTATTAATCCATTCACTAAAGAAATTGATTATAACACAGATCAATTACAACTTACCGAGTTTAACAAAAACTATAAGTCAAGAAGTTATGATGCTCCTGAAAGAATTAAGAATGAAGTTTCTTATATTCATCAAAATAAATTAAATGAGATTAAATCATTTAAAAGAAATGCACATGAATATGTTTCTAAAATACAAAACCAAATGATTGATTTGTTTGACAAACTAGCTGTTGTTCAAAAAAGTAATTACACAGAAGTTAAATCTCCTATTTTATGCTAAGTCAAGTAGAAATGTTTAATCAATTGTTACAAGATTATAAAAACTTTCAGTTGTCAGATACAACTGAAAGTATATCTTTCGGAGAGTACTGTGATAAATACAGTAATTACTATGTATCTGAAAAAGTAAATACAAACAATTTTTAACTAAATAAAGATGAAAACTACAGGAATTTATATTAAAGGAATGTTAATCGGAATGATAACTGAATATTGTTTTAGAATTGACTTTGGGTATTTACAAGGGTTTATTCTTTTTTGTTTAGTTATAGAAATGGTTATTAAAGTAATTGAAGACATAAAATGAAAAAAGTAATAAAATTAATACTAATGGTTGTAGCAATTATTAGTTTACAAAGTTGTAAAGAAAATGAAACACTTAATTCTTATAACAAAGTAAGTAATGTAATATTAGAAAAATACAGCAATAAAGATTTTGACACTTTAATAGTTGTACAAGATAACACAGACTTAATATTTTTAAACAAAGAAGGTAAACTTGACAAAGGATTTAGTTTTACAAAGGGTAGTTCTATTATACTTCTTTGTGTAGGAATATTATTAGGAGCATTGATGATGCTAATGTTGTTTAGGATGTTTCAATAAGATTAAATTAAACAACTACTTACCAAGTAGGTTTAATCTCAAGTAGAGAAGTAGTTGTTTTATACAAAAATTAAAAAGAATATATAAATTCAAAAATTATGAGTAATTTTAAGTTTGAAGTTTCATTTAGATTTGTACTGTTTTTTATAATACAAATATGGTTTTTAACTGTACAATTTACTAATAAATGTGTATTTAACTGGTATTTTATATTTATTCCTAGTTTTTTATACATATTTATTGTTATAATTGTATGGATTTATGACATTATTATAAAGGATAACACACCAAAAATAGGTGAAAATGATTATAACTAAAGTATTATGGAAGAATTAACAGAGTTACCTGAAAAATGGTATGTGAAAGTTACTAAAGATAACGAGAAAATATTAGAAAAATGGAGGGGTTGTAGTCATACTGGTTGGTCTGATAATTTAGCAATGACTTCTGATAAATATTGGGTGATTTTTTATAAATATAATCTTAATGGATATATAGAAATATCATTTGAACAATTTAAAAAATGGGTGTTTAAGGATTTACCTAAAACAGATCTTACAGAAATTAAACAATATGAAAATGAAGTAGTTCATTGTACTACTCAAAAAGAATGGGATTTTGTAATAGATACTTTAGGGTTTGACCAAAAACGTAAAAAAGATTTTGAAGTTTATGGAAAAAATAAATCTTATTGTAAAAATATTAAAAGAGACTCCTTCAGTCAAGATTTAGATTTTTATAAAAAAAATTCATTAATATATTCTTTTCAAGAATGGTGTGATAAATTTGGTCATATAAATCCTTTAAATGAAAAAATAGAACCTTGGAGTGTTGGTACTTATGTAGTTATAACTGAATTTTATCATAGAGTAAAAATTGGTGAAGTTCACAAAATAAGTGATGTTATTGATGGTTTAGATAGAAGAGTTAATATCTCAAAATCAGTAGGTGTGACATGTCTACCAACTAAAAGTTCTGTTAAGTGGTTTGCTACATTAAAAGAAGCTGAAGAGTTCTCTAAAACATTGACCAAAACTGAAGTAAGTATGAATGATAGTGATTTATTAGAAGAAGCTAAAAGAAGATATCCTGTTGGTACTACATTTAAATCAGCTTTAAAACATGATACAAGTCCTATTACAACAAAAGTTGTAAACCATACTTTAAGTAAAACCTATGGTAGAATTGTTATATGGGGAGGACCTATAGGATTTTTATATGATGATGGTAAATGGGCAGAAATAGTTTCCACTCCTGATTCAGTAAAAGAATTTAAATCTGAAAGGTTTGTTGAGACAATGAAGTTCTTTAATCAATTACAAGAACCTTATAGAAGTCAAGCAATAGCTAATTATGATGAAATGTGCAGTCTTGTTATACCAAAAACACTAGATGAAGCAATTATATATGGATTTGAGTGGGGTAGAACTGATAAAGATCATGGCTATTGGAAAAACTTTAGAGAATCACTTAATACTTTTTCAAGTCGAACTGGCTTAGGTATAGATAATCATATATATGGAAAAACTCTCTATGACAATAGAGGTGTAAAAGATTTCATTGAAAACCCTACCAAAACTGAACCAAAACTTCTTAAAATTGATTTTAAATCAAAAACTATAGTAAAAGAAGAAAAGTTAAGTTCAATAATTAAATTAGTAAAACCAAAACAAATTTTAAAAATTAAATAATAAATAAAATGGCAACACCAAAAAGAAAATCAATCACAGCAGTAGTAGGAGACATTGCTAAACAAGTTAAAACTGAAAATTTAGTAAGTATTTCTAAGTTTGAAAAGAATTTAGTACAAGAATACTCTAAAACTGATTTAGACAGAAAGAAAGAAGAATTAGAAGAGTTTCTATTTAATGCTAAAGTAGAATGTGAAGGAGGATTAAACACTTTAAAGTATGAGTTAGGTATTTTAGAAGGTATTCTTCGAAAAGAAAAATCAAGTTTAGTTGCTGCTAAAAAAGTTTACGAAAATACTAGATTTAAACTAGCTAGTAGTTGGGAAGGTTATTTCAATACCAGAAAAGAAGCTTTAAGAGGTATTGAAAGAGCGGAATCTATTGTAACTACAACTGAGTCTAAAATTAGTGAAACTAGTAGACAATTAGAATATTATCAAGAAATATTAGCTGATTTAACAGCTTAATGAGAGGTAATTGTTACCATAATTCTGTAAAATTAAAGTCTAATAATTATAAATATGTATATCAAATTAAAGGAGGTAAATCTGATAAGAAATGGTATGTAAGAATATCTTTAAAAGACCTTGATTTTACAGGTTATTATGATAGTGAAGAAGCAGCTGGTAGAGCTGTTGACTTTCAAATGGTAATACATGACAAAAAACCTGTTAATGGGTTTAAAATAATTAAAAAAGAGAATAATGAGTAAGACTAGTTTAAAGACAAATGTTCAGTTAAATAGAAGTAACTATTTGAATCAAAAAGATATTCAACATACAACTCAACAAATAGAGATGTATCAAGAACATCAAAAAAGAAAGAAAGAAAGTTTTACAGACAGTAAAAAATAATTAAAGATAGGTTAGGTTAATTTCAAGTCAATCAGCTGTTTGGGTTTCCTGAACAGTTGATTTTTAACTTTTAAATAAATAGTTATGAAAACAACCATAGCACAGGAGGTTCTAACACCTCAATTCATTGAGAAAAGAATTAAAGAACAAAATGAAGAGCTTGAAAATATAGCTAAAAGATTTAGTAACAAAGAAATAAACTACGTTAGGTTTACAGAATTATATAAATCCGCCCAAAGTCAACTAATATATTTCTTAGATAAACAAGATTTATTATGTCACAGTTAATTACAGTATTATTTTTATTTCTATTATTTTATACTTTGTATATAATGAATAGATATAGACAAGCAAAAGAATTTTATCAGAATTATAGATTAAGAATACTTTTGATTATAAAAACAAATAATAAATGTCCTTTGTTTTCTAATGAAAAATTATCTGACATAACAGTTATGAGTACAAGAATAGTGTTTAAAAAAGATTTACCAGAAATAGGTAAAACATATAATTACTTTGATAATGGTAATATTAAAGAAAGTAGAAGAGCTGAAGTTCTAATAACAGAAATTATACCTTTTGATAAAATTGATGAAGAAACTTTAGAATTTTGGAAAGATGATATTGAAGAATGTGATCACTTTTATACAAAAGAAACTGATTATTTTATAAAAGGTGATTTAAAAATTATAGATGAGATCCAAAAGATTATATTTGTTAGAACAATAGATGGAGGTTGGTTTAGTCTTGGTTGGTGGGCAGGTAGATTAGATATTGATGGAAGTTTAACAGAAAGTTTAAAATAAGTTAAACTCCCTGTTAAAATAATCAACCTATTTCTTTTCTTTAATAGGAAACTTTTCTTTTAAGAATTTAGTAATAAAATATGCTAAGGGAGTTAGTACTACTATAGATACTAACTTCCAAATAAAATGAACAGAGTCTTCATTCAAAAATGAATAACCACTTTCTACACCTAAAACCAACAAAAAAGATTTTCCCCACAACATAAAATTATCATCTAGGTTAGAATTTTCAATTAAATTCTTATATAAATTATTAAATACTATCTTAATATGTTCCATTTTACTTTAAATCTATTGGTTAAGAGAAGTACATATTACTTTCAGCTATTCTTCTATTAGTCAATCCTTGTAAAGCTTTACCATTAGCTTTATTCCACTTTTTAAACTCATCTTTTATGGAAATATCATTTGGATTAATATTTACTTTTTTAAGTAATGTAGAGCCTTTTAATGCGTTTATTCCACAATTATAAGCAAATGATACCAAAGCATTGAATTGGTTTTGTGTAATATCATCTCTAGTCATTGAATCAACAGATTTATTATAAGAACTTAACATTGTTTTTAAAAGCTCTGTAGCTTTAGTGATATCAATTGTCTGACCCTTTACTATTTTACTACCATCAAGCCAGTAAGTAGCACCATACCCAATTGTAACAACACCAGCAGGACACACATAAGCTTTAGACTCAAACCCTTCAAATTGTTTGATTAAATCTATTCCTTTATTATCAATTGAAAATATTTTACTCATAATTGCTTTTCTTTTTGAATTTGATTAATAATATATCCACAAATAACACCTTCTATACTAGCCCAAATAAACAACTCTGAAGCTACAATAGTAGATACATTTATAAGTAACCAGTGAATCATTCCCCATTGTAAAATAAAGAATGCAATACCTGATTCTAATCTTTTCTTACAAAACCAAGATTCTTTAACAGAACCTACTTTAATAAGTTCTTTTACAAGAAACTTAATATTATTCCAAGTAAATAAATCAGGATTATACATATCTATATTATTATAATAACAAAAGTAATAAAAATAAACAATAAATTAAATTATGAAAAGTAACATAGCATTCTTTTTACTAGGTATATTCTTAGTAATATTAACATCAGCAACAACAGTATCTATAATGACTGTTAAACCAGCTACTCCTAAAAATGTAGTATGTTTTATAGGAAACCCTGTCGAATTACAAAATAGAATTTTAACTTGGACACAAAAAGGGTTTATAGTTAAGACAGGTTTAACAACTTCACAAGGAAGTAGTGGAAGATATGAAGTAGGTTTAATTGTAATGGAAAAATACTAAAATTATGAAAACTGGAATCAGAACTCGAATAATGAAATCAAATTGGGATTTTGAAGAATATTACAAACATTTAACTAAAAGATTATTATCCACCATACCAACTAAAATTTATTATAGATGAAACTGAGACTAGGTAAAAAACAAAAAAGAGCTGTACTTGATTATAAAGGAAATGAAGTAGTAGTATTCCATAAAGGTAAAGAATGGTATGCTGAAAAATTTGTTGAGTTATTTAATAAAGATACTGAACAAGGATTATTTGAAGAAGAATTTAGTAAAGTGCCTTGGTATATTAATGTATTGGTAAATATTAAATTTTGGTGGATAGATTTTAAACATAAACTCAAACTTACTTCAAAATAATACTCACAATAAAAACTCCAATTACAATTAAATAGTTTCTTTTTAAAGATTTAATAGTTTTTTTAGATTTTACAATTTCTTCATCTTTTACAAGTAATTGTTTATCTTTTGTATTAATTATTAAATCTTTAAATTGAACTTCTTTAGTTTTAGTAGCTATAAAAGAATCATTTAGTTTATTAATAGAATCACAAACTAATTTATCATTTAAATGTACAGCTAATTGTCTTATTTGACAAGAATCAAAACACCAATCTTTATTTACTTGTTTTGGTGTTAAGTCTTTTTGACAGTTTTGAGAATAACTTTGTAATGTTACTATCAGGAGTGCAGAGTATAAGAGAGTCTTCATGTTTTTGTTGAATATAAATTATTTGTTTTTTAATAACTAATTGCTTTTCTATTTGAACTATAGTATCTATTTTAGTGTTAGTAGTGTCAATAATAGCTTGTAACGAATCAATTTTATGTGAATAATCAAATGTATCATTTTGTACATTTGATTTCTTATAATCAAAATAAATAACAACTATTAATAATATAGTTATTATAACTGAATAAATATGAATTACTTTTATGTTCATAGTTACAAATATAAATAAATAAATTGTTTATGCGTGAAATAAATAAAGAAAAACTGGAAATGTTCTATTGTTTAATTATTGCAATTATAGGATTGTTTATAATTTTTGGCACAGATATAAGTTGGTTTATAATTAAATTTTTAAAAAACAAATAATATGGCAAATTTTTGGCAAGAAGTTAAAAAGGCATTTGTGGAAGAACCACATCCTAAATCAGTTGATTTAGAAAAGAAAGTTATAGGAAGAAAAGAAATGAGTATTCTTGAAACTAATAAACTCATAGATCAAATTCATGATGAGTTTTATACAGAAGTTGATAAACTATTAGAATTTGCTAAAGTTCTTAAACCTTTAGATACTGTTAAACAAGAAGTAATTGATAAGGCTAAGAGATTGGAAAAACTAGGGTTTATAAACACTAAAAATTCAGATCTTGCTAGAGAAGAAAGTAAAAGACTGCAAGAGTTACAAGTAGAAAACTCTAAAAAACAAGAGTTAAAAGAAGCTATTCTTTACTTTTCAAATAAATATCCTTTATATAAGTTTATTACAGAAGATTCTGTTAGAAAAATTTGTGAGAAGTATAATTTAACTTATGGGGAAGTAGGTCTTTATAGAGGAGATGTGCCTGATAAAAATCTAAAAGAAATTGAAAATTTTAAAGTTGATAAAGAAGACTTATTTTATCGATATTCAGACAATCATCGTGGAACACATAAAACCAATTATTGCTATGAAGAAATTAAACTTAAATTAGATGATAAGTGGGACAATATTACAGACAGGTATAAACTTCCTTTAGAAATAGCAGCTCCTCTTAAAGATTTTAATTCATCAGGAATGGAAGTTAAAAACTTTAAATTATCTAAAATAGAAATTCCTGATCCAATAGTTTTACAACCTGTTTTGTACAAGCGTACTAAACATTATTTAATTGTAACAGCTTGGGGGCAAGAAGCTATAGATCCTTTAGTATTAAACCCTAAGTTTAATTAAAATGGTACTTGTTAAATTATACTTGTTTATAGCGAGTATATGGTTTTATCAAGAGTATAGAGACACTAAAAATTTAAAACAATCCTTCATTATAGGATTGTTTTGGTTATATGAAGTATTTAGAGTAATAAGTAGATGAAAAAAGTAATTATTGCTGGTAGTAGAGATTTTAATAATTATGAGCATTTAAAAGAAAGATGTGATTATTGGTTAAATTTTCATTCTATAATTAATCCAGAAATTGTTTCAGGTACAGCTAATGGTGCAGATAAACTTGGTGAAAGATATGCTTCAGAGAGAGGATATAAAGTCATTAAATTTCCTGCTGATTGGAATAAATATGGTAAGAGAGCTGGTTATGAAAGAAATTTTAAAATGGCGGAGTATTCTGATGTATTAATAGCTTTTTGGGATAGTAAATCTAAAGGAACATATCATATGATTAATTTAGGAATACAACTCGGATTAACTATAATTATAGAAAAATATAATAACAATGAAAGCTAAAACTGAAATTGCTTGGTTTAAATCTAAAAGAGGTAGAAATGGTGGTAATTGTTTAGTTGTTCAATACTTTGCAGTTAGAAATGATGGTAGTATTAAATCAATTGATCTTACAAGAAGAAAAGTATCTGTTGTAAGTTCTATGATAAGAGAACCTTCAGAATTAACAATTACAACTAAAGAAATATTTGACTATTATTATAAAAACGTAATTAAAAAATTAACATAAAAATGAAAGACATAGAAAAAATTATTGAAATTATTGAAGAAAATGAGGTTATGTACAAAGGTTTGAATGAAGCTAGACTACATTCAGCAGAAGACATATTAGATTATTTTAAAAATAAATCTGCTATAAAACAAGTAGAATTATTTCAAAAAACATTTGGTGATATAGTAGCTAATTTAGGTGAAATACCAAGTGTAGAAAAAAGAAGGCTAAGACTGAAGTTAATTTTTGAAGAATTAAGTGAATTAGCTGAAGCTTATGGTCTGGAAAATACATTTGGAAGTATTTGTATTGAGTATGTAAAACAAGCAGTTGTAGATTCTAGAATTGAAAACACTTTAGAGTATAATCCCACAGAAGCTTTAGATGCAGTATGTGATTTATTAGTAGTTACTTATGGAGCAGCTTGTATTAATGGTCATAGTACTATTATAGATAAAGCTTTTGATGAAACTATGAGAAGTAATATGAGTAAGATTTGTAATACTTTAGATGAAGCTCATGCTTCAGTGGCTAAGTACCATAAAGAAGGTATTGATACAGAACCAGTTAAAACAGGTGAAAATCAATGGACTATTTATAATAAAATTACTAGAAAGATTCTTAAAGGGGTTAATTTCTTTAAACCAGATTATAAAAAATTGTTGAATTTATGAAAGTGACAATTAAATTTAATTTACCTGAAGAAAAAATAGAGCATTTAAAAGCTATTAAAGCAAATGATTTACTAAATGTTATAACTGATTTAAAAGAATATCTGAGAAAACAAATTAAATATAATGAAAAAGAACATTTTGTAGAAGTACAAGAAATGTTACAACATTGTTTAGAAGATAATAGTATTAATTTAGATGAATTTAATTAAATGAGAATCTGGATAATATCTGATACTCACATGCAACATAAAGCTTTATCTGTACCTAAAAATATAGATATGGTTATTCATTGTGGGGACTCCACCAATTATTATGATGAAATAAATAATAACAGAGAGTTTATTGAGTTTGAAAATTGGTGGAGAGAATTACCTGTTAAAAACAAGGTAATTATAGCTGGTAATCATGATCATTGGGCTACTAGAAGATATAATATTGATAAAATAAAAGAATATTCTACTTATTTAGAACATGAAGAATGTGAAATTAGCAATATTAAAATCTTTGGAAGTCCTTATACACCTACTTATGGTGATTGGTATTTTATGAAACCAAAAGATAAAATGTTTAATGTTTGGGAATCTTTACCTGATAAAATTGACATACTTATCACACATGGTCCTCCACAAGGAATACTTGATTTGTCAGAAAACAGACAACTGCAAATGGTAGGTGATAAGAGTTTATTTGATAAAGTTTTAAAAATTAAACCTGAATATCATTGTTTTGGACACATTCATAATAATCACAATTGTTATAACCAAGGTATTAGAAAATTTAAAGATATAACTTTTATTAATGCTTCTTGTGTAACAGATGGTAAAATAAATCAAGGTGTCAGTAGTAATGGTGTAGTAATAGAAATTAAAATTTAAATAAAAATGAAAAAATTAATTAGAAAAGGAGTATTTGAAACAAATTCATCAAGTTGTCATAGTTTAAGTATAGAAAAAAGTGATACTACAACTGTTTTAGACACAATCTATCCAAATGAAGAAGGTAATGTAGTATTAGAAGGTGGGGAATTTGGTTGGGAAGTTGAAGTTTATAATGATGCTTATACAAAAGCTAATTATGTAGCTGTAATGATTTTGTTATTACAATCAAGTAAAGAAGATTTTAAAACAAGGGAAGATAAATCAGTATTTAAGTATTATACTTTACCTGAATTTGCAGATGAAAACTATGAAATTTGTAAAAGTAATTTTGAAGAAGTAATTAAAGAGCAAACAGGATGTAATGAAATAATTTATAATTGTACGCAGGATTACAGTTCTAAAGATGGAAAAATTTGGTCTTATATAGACCATCAAAGTTTTGAAGATGCAAGTGATGCTAAATGGTTACTAAATAAAGAACAAATAAAAGATTTTATATTTAACCCAAAATCTACATTGCATACAGATAATGACAATCATTAATTATGACTTATAATAATGGAAATGCTTTAATAACCTTAGAATCTGATGGTACTAGGGTTATTTCTTTTGAAGATGAATTACAATTAGAATATCCTCTTAATATAGATATTAGGGTTTCTACTGAATGTAGTTTAGCTAATTTATGTACTTTTTGCCATGAATCTGCTGTAATTAATGGTAAAGATTGTGATTTTGAGATATTAAAATCCAAACTAAAAGACTTACCTCAAGGAATTGAGTTGGCTATAGGTTGTAATCACTTTACTTATGAATTAGATAATTTTCTTGATTGGTGTTTAATGAAAAACTATGTTTGTAATTTAACAATAAACCAAGGTCATTTAAATAGAGATAGTTTAATTATTGAAAGAGCTATTTTAAATAATAGAATTAAAGGGTTAGGTGTTTCTTACCGTGATAAATTAAAATGGAATATTCCTCAATTTATTCTTGATTATCCTAATACAGTGTTCCATGTTATTTCTGGAATTGATACTATACAAGATATAATATCTCTAAAAGAAAAAGGTGTTAATAAAATATTAATTTTAGGAGAAAAAAACTTTGGTAATAATTTAGGTAAAGTAGATTTAACTTCTAAAACTCATAAAGAATGGTATTGGTGGGTTCACAAACTATTTAAAATATTTGATGTAGTATCATTTGATAATCTTGCTTTAGAACAATTAAATATTAAAAGATTTTTTACTAAAGAAAATTATGAAATATTTAATCAAGGTGAACATTCATTTTATATAAATGCTGTAGATCAATATTTTGCACCTTCTAGTAGATCTGATGATAAATCAAATTTTAAAGATTTAACAATTAAAGAATATTTTAAAACTCTATGAAAAGAGCTGTTGTAGACATAGAAACTCTTTCAGATTGCTTTACATTAACAGCTTTAGATTATGATTCAATAAATTATGTTCAATTTGAAATTTCTCATAAAAAAAATGATTATTATTCTATGAGAAATTTTTTAGATACAATTGAATATTTTATAGGTTTTAATAGCATTCATTTTGATGAAAAAGTTTTATTATATATTATAAAAAACAATATTAATCAAGCTGTAGATATTTACAAAGTAGCTCAAGAAGTAATTCAATTTGGAGATGATTTTAATAATAATCAAAAGTTTAGAAATGTAATGTACAATAAACCTTGGATAAGTATAGATCTATTTTTGTATTGGTCTAGGGGTTTAAGAATATCTAAAAAACTTAGTTTAAAATATTTTGCTGTTAATTTAGACATGAATGTTGAAGAAATGCCAATACATCATTCAAAAACTAATTTAACAAATGAAGAAATTGATAAAGTATTATCTTATAATTTAAATGATTGTGAAGTAACTAAAGCTTTAGCTAATAAATTATCTAGTGAAATTAATTTAAGAGTTTGGATTAAAAATGAATATAATTTAGATTGTTTAAGTTGGGATTCTCCTAAAATTGCTAATGAAATATTATTAGAAGATTTTTGTAGTAAAACATTTAACAATAAATCTGAATATTGGGAGTATAAAAAAGAAATTAGAGCTACTAGATATGAAAAAACTAAATTTAGAAATGGTGATTATTTACCTAAAGTAAATTTTAAAACTCCACAATTTCAAGATTTATACAAAGAAATATGTAATTCTTACAATGGGTTTAATAAAGAAATATTAGTTCAACAATCAGATACTTCTTATATAAAAGTAGCTTATGGTAGTGGTGGTATTCATTCAGTAAACAAAAATGAAAATTATATAAGTAACTCACAATCAATTGTTTATACGTCTGATGTAGCTTCTTTATATCCCAACTTACTTATAAATTATAAATTTATTAAACCTGATTTAGAAATTGTATTAAAAAAATATACAAGTGTTAAAGAAGAAAGAATTGAAGCTAAAAAAACTAAAAATAAAACTAAAGATACTTTTCTTAAATTAATTCTTAATAGTTTAACAGGCTTATTAGATAATGAATATTCTTGGTTATATAGTCCTGAATACATAATGGCTTTAAGATTAATGGGTCAATTACTTTTAACAAGATTACTTGAAGAATGTAAACTTAACTCATTGATAGTCAGGTCTTTAAATACTGATGGTATTGAGGTAATTATTCCTATTGATAAAGAACAAATTTATTTAAATATTGTAAAATCAATTGAACAAGAATTTAATGTTGTATTTGAACATGAAAAATACAAGTTTATAAATTATTTATCTGTTAATGATTATATATGTCAAACATTTGAAGGTAAAATAAAAGTTAAGGGACAGTTTATTTATGAAAAAGTATTAGATGGTTCAAATGAAACTTTAATCATTCCTATAGCTTTAAAAGAGTATTTTGTAAACAATATTCCTATTGAAAAAACTATATTAAATCATAAAAATATATTTGATTTTTCATTAGCTAAAAAAATATCAAAAGATTATAAAGTATTTCATAATAATATACAAGTTCAACAATTAAATAGAGTTTATGCTTCTAAAAAAGGTGCTTATTTATATAAACAAAAAGAAAATTCTAAAACTATGGAACATGTATTTAAAGAATCTGGAGTTCAAATTATTAATAAACCTTTATTAGAATTTCCAGATGATATTGATTATCAATATTATATAAGAAAAACTAATGAAATATTATATAATTTCAACAAACAACAATTAAATTTATTTTAAAAATAATATGAAAAAATATAAGTTGATTAAAAATTACCCCCAATTTGAAATGCCTTTAAAGTGTTGTTCAGTTGCAGATGGAGGGTATTATACAAATAAAGGTGATAGGGTTTATAACCCAGAAAACTATCCAGAATTTTGGGAAAAAGTAGTAGAAAAAAACTACAAAGTGTTATCATTTGAGTTAAATAAAAAAATATTTAAGTTAGATGAAAATAAAAATAAATACTTTGCAGAAGATGGTAATTATGCTAATTATGTTGAAATGTTAAATGACAATAGAATCATTTCAATTTGTAGACTATCTGATGGTGAAATATTTACTATTGATGATAGTGTAAATATGTTTAAAGAAATATCTACAATTAAATCTTTTAGAATATTACCTAATGGTGAATTTGTAATAGATTTTGATAATAAATGTTCTGTTATTGGTATTAAAAATATTACTAAAGCTAAACCAGTGTTGTTTGTGACTGAAGATGGTGTTGATAAATACAAAGGAGACAAATTATACTCTCATTCTAATTGGGAACTTTGGGAGTACACTATAACAGATGGCGATATAAGTCCTTTATCTTGGTTTTCATCGAAAGAAAAAGCTCAAGAATATATTTTAATGAATAAACCTGTACTTAGTATTAATGATTTAAAAGATAAGTTTGATTATTTTGGTGACAGAGGAAATAACGAAATTAAACTAAAAGAACTTGTAAAATCAAAATTATGAAATTTATAATAATACTACAATTTATTATATTTTCTATAAACCCAAGCACTTTTAATAAATCAGATTACAAATCTACAAAACTAAAGGATAAAGTCAATCAGACAGATACTTTATCTTTTGTTTCTCACTCATTTTACAACCCTGTAAGCAATCAAACGGATTCAACACCTCTTATTACAGGTAGTCAGAAAAAGATTGATTTAAACAAGCTTAAAAAGGGTTTATTAAAATGGTGTGCTGTTAGTCCTGATTTATTAAAAAGATTTGGTGGGAAATATAAATATGGTGATACAATTTATGTTAAAAGTCCCTTACAATATAAAGGTAAATGGATAATTGAAGATTGTATGAATAGAAGGTATAAAAATAAAATAGATTTTTTAGTTTATTAACTATGAATACTACAAAAGAAAAAGCTAAAGAGTTAGTTGAAAAATATGCAATATGGTGCTGGAATGAAACTGTATGCAATTATGAAGTAGCCAAACAATGTGCATTAATAGCAGTTGATGAAATTATATCTCAATGGGAATATATTGATACTTATTTAGCTGATGGGTGTGGGGAACTAAACCCTAATCTTAAATATTGGTATGAAGTTAAAAGTGAAATACAAAAATTATGAAAAAAGTATCAATAGCTTTACTATATATATTTATTTGTTATTTAACAGGTGTGTTTATTTCAAATGAATTTAGTCCTTTAAATTGGTGGACAATAGGTAAAATAGCATTTATAATTGCTTTAATAAGTATAACTTCAGCTTTAGATGAATTATGACAACAACTGTAAGTTATATATTAGCTAAATTGCTAAAAGAAAAAGGATTTAATGAAGAATGTTTCTGTTACTATTCTAGTACAGGAGATTTGACAGAGCCTTATGAAGAAAATGGTAGCTCTACTGATACAGAGTTTAGAGTAGAACTTTCTGATTTATTAGATTATCATAATTATCAGTACTTATCAAGGTATGCTGCCCCCATTATAGCAGATGTAGTGATGTGGATATATGAAAAACATAGGATTTGGATTAGTGTGGAAATAAATATAAATTCTGAATGGTATTACAGTTTATCTAATTTAAAGGATAAAAGGAACGCTGAAATAAACACTAATTTAGAAGAATATTTTAACTCCCCAACAAAAGCTTACACAGAAGCAATTACTTACGTTTTAAACAAACTAATTTAATATGAAAGATTTTAAAGAAAAATTAAATTATCAAGAACAAAAAACTTTGAAGCACAATGAGACATAATGTAGAAATTCTTAATGTATTTGGTGATGATACAATGGTATGCAATTGTGCAAGAGTAAGTTACCAAAAAGAAGCATCAAACTATACAGAAGAACAAAATGCTAAATTAATTAAATATTTAGTTGATCATAAACATACTTCTGTATTTAGACACCCTCAATTACAATTTAGAGTAATAGTTCCTATTTATGTAGCAAGACAACTAGAAAAACATCAAGTTGGAATGTCTTTAAATAGTATTAGTGGAAGATATGTTGATTTTAGTGATTCTTACTCTACAATTGAAATATGGAGAAAACAATCTAAATCTAGTAAACAAGGAAGTGAAGGTTTAGTTTATAATCAAAATCGTTGTAAAGAAATCCAAACTAGTGTTATAAATTATTGTAAACTTGCGTATAAAGAACTTTTAGAGTTAGGTGTTTCTAAAGAACAAGCACGCTCAATTTTACCACTAAGTCTAGACACTACATTTATTTGGACAGGTAGTTTACTTTCTTTTATTCATTTGTTTAACCTTCGTTTAAAACCCGATGCACAACAAGAAACAAGAGATGTGGTTGAACAAATATTACAAGAAATAAAAGGTATTAAAGGAAACCCATTTAAACACTCATTAGAAGCATTTAATTTATAAAAAATGAATAAAGAAGCAATTGAAGAACTAGTAGATAAAACAGTTGAAAATGTTACTAAACCTACACAACTAGATAGAGCTAAAGAAGAGGCTATTGTAATGGTAGTTTATGGTTCAGTTATAGCTAATAATTGGGTAGATGTTTTAAGAGGTTTATACAGAAAAACAGTTAATCCTTTGACTAAAAATGGTAAACCTAAAACCACCCCTTATGAAGATAAGTTAAAAAAGTATGAAGATAGTACAGGTAACTTTCTTAAATACATTGGTTGGAAGTGGGATGACACAAATACTCCTCAATTTGAAGCAATAGCTCAGTTAACAGAAGTAACTTTGATGTTAACTAGATTACCAATAGATGAAAGAGCTACTGTCTATAAAGATATTCAAGATAAATATGAAAAAATTTATGAAAAATCTGAATCAAATTCTTAAAGAAAATCAAGAAAAACTAGAAACTAAAAAAGTATCTCCTATTATTTTAAGAAATCTTAGGGATACTTATTTAAAAATAACTCCAGAAGCTAATAATGTTGATTTTGAAGTTTTAGCTCAATTAATGAGTACTGCATTTAATATTTATTGTACAGGTAGAGATTTATGGTTATTAGATGAACCTACTGTAGAAGAAGATGTATTAGACTTAGAGTTACAATATAAAAATTTAGGTTTATGAGTCATAAAATCTGCGAAGAATGTAAAACTCTTATAAAAATAGGTTACGAAGTTATTGAAAAAAGGAGAGAATCAATTATATCTATTAGAAGGATCTTAGATGATGAAATTTTTTCATTAGGAGATTTAGTAGTAGACCAAGAATCTGGTAAAACAAGAAATTTTCCTATTGTACAAATAATTAGTTTTGAAGAATGGGAATGGCAACCAAACACTATTACTTGTAAAATAGGTTACAGAGAAGATAAAGCATTAACAAGTATATTTTCATTAGTACATGCTAAAAATTTTATAAAAGCTTATGAAACCAACGTATAGAAAAAAAACAAGTTTTGATGTATTTATTGAATTAGGAGATAATATATACAATGTTACAGGTACTTATTATTATGCACCTAATGAGATATATGGTGAAAGCCCTAATGAATTTACTCAAGATGATAGTGAGTTAGAAATCAAAGATTTATCTCTTTACGATAAACATCTAGTAAGAATAGGTGGGTTATTACTAGTAAATGAATTTCTTGAGTTTGAAGAAGTTGTAACTGTAATTAATAAATTAGTTTGGGAAAAAATATTAGAAGATTATGAAGATTAATGAAGTTTGTGTAAACATTATAGATAATAAAGTTATTTTTGATAAAACTTTTTTATATAGTTTAGAAAGTATATTTAAAGTAAGATTTTTAAATGAAAAAGGTTTATTCATACCTAATGTAAGTAATTTTATTTATGAATTTAAATTGGCTAAAATATTTACAAAATCTATATATAAGTCAGATATTGATAATTATATTGTAGACATAGAGTTAGACAAAGAATCTAAAGTATATTGCCCACCAAAAGAACCCTCAAACACTAGTTTATGTAATGCTACTAAATTAGCTAAAGAAGTTCTTGATAAGTCTGATAAAAAGGGTTTAGAAAAGTATGGTAGACTGTTAGATGATAATTTAGATGATAATTTCCTTTCCCATGCAATAGATGAAGCTGGTGATCTATTGAAGTATTTAGTACACACTAAAGAGTCTTTACAAGCAATATGTAACAATTACCCAAATGACCAAGATTTAGGTAAATTAATTAGAAAAATATATGGTTAAAATCAACTAAAAATATATGAAATATGAAGAAATAAGAGAAAATTGTAACCAATTAAAAGTTGACTTTAATCAATTTTTTATACTTAAATCTATAAATGATAGAGCTGAAGATGATTATGACAATATAAGAGAACTTACCAATAGAGATGATATACATAAACATAATATAGAAGTTTTATGTAGTAAAAAGTTTGTTCAAATTGTCTTTGAAAATAATCAACTAAGTTTTATTGATGTTATTAAAGAGCAATTACCTCTAGGATTTGAGAATCTAACATTAACTAGTAGTGTAAGATCTATATTTACACCAGTTGAAAAGATTGAGACTTTTTGTGAAAGAATGTATAGTAAGTTTCCAAAAGTTAAAATACCTACAAGTGGTAGTAACCTACAATCTGGGGAAAATGATTTCACTAAGAAACTTACTAAGTTTATGAAAGAACATAAGTTTAGTATTGAAACTATTGAAAAAGCAATTGACCTTTATATTTATAGAGGTTATCAAAACAATTGGCAATATTTTCAAACAGCAGGTTACTTTGTGTATAAACTAGGTAATTCCTCTAAGCTTGAAGAGTATTGTGAAGAGGTGAAAGACCTTAAAAAAGAAGATGTTGTAAATATAATTAGTGGACAAATTAACTTGTTCAGCAATGATATATAACGATTTAGTTGAAAGTCTTGAATACAAAAAACAAGTAAAAGATTCTGGTAAATTTAACAGTATAGTTCTCCCCTTTGAGAGATTTAGTGAGTTGTTTGGTGGATTTGAAAAGGGTAAATACGGAATAATTACAGCTTCTAGTGGTATAGGTAAAACCAAAATCACTAAATTTTTAACTATTATTTCTCTTTATAAGTTTTGTTATCAACACAAATTAAAATTTAAAGTTAAGTACTTTGCACTTGAAGAATCTGAAACAGACTTTTGGCTAAGTTTTATAGCTATTATCTTACACAGTAAATACAATAAAACAGTAACTATTCAGGAACTAAAATCATTAGGTAATAAAACATTAGGTTCAGAAACATTAAAACAAATCAAAGAAATAGAATCCATCATAACTGATATGATGAACTATATAAAAGTATATGATTACATTTTTAATGGATTTGGTATTTTTAAAGAAGTAAGAGATTATGCTAGAAATAATGGTAAATTTTATTTTGAAGGTAATGAAGTAGCTGATGGTAAGCTATCAGATAGTTATAAACCAAATGATCCAGATGAACATGTATTTATAATAGTAGATCACATAAGTTTATTAAGTTCTGAAAAAAACTTTGAAGGAATCTCTATGAATCATTGGGAATCACTTGGTTATTTTAGTAAAGAATATGCTTTAAAAAACTTTTGTAAAAAGTATAACTATACTTATATAGGGGTACAACAACAGGAATCCTCTAAAGAAAAACAAGAATATACTAACAAAGGAGCTTCTATAATTGACAAAATAGAACCTAGTTTAGATGGTCTAGCCACTAATAAAGAACTTCAAAGAGAAGCAGATTGGGTATTTGGCTTATTTGCTCCTGATAGGTATAAAATTGAAGATTATAGAGGGTATGATATTACACAGTTTAAAGATTGTTTTAGAGCTTTAATTGTACTTAAAGACAGACATTATGGTACAGCTAATAGTTACATTCCTTTATTTATGAATGGTGTTACAAATGAGTTTTTTGAATTACCTAAAGCAGCAGATATGTCAGAAACAAAATATAGAGAATATTTAAGTAAAGTAAATAAATAATGAATAATAACGAAGCAAGTATAGTAATAGCAGGATTAACAGATAAACAAGCAGATATGTTTATTAGTTGGTTTAGTGAGATAGGTATAGGTAGAGATTCTTTCAATGATTTTTTAATAACAAATGATGTTGAAAAAGTAGAAGAGTGTAATGAAGAAGTTAAGTTTGATACTTCAAGTATTTCTCCAATGAAACATTTAATAGAATATAGTAAATAAATTAAATAAATATGAGTGAAAACTTTGTAATTAAAAAAGCTACAAGAAAAGCTAAAAAGTTAAAAATTGGTATAAGTGCAGCTTCAGGATTTGGCAAAACAAAAGGTGCATTGCTTATAGCAAAAGGTTTGTGTGGGGGAGACCTATCAAAAGTTTGTGTAGTTGACTCAGAAAATGACTCAGCATCTTTATATGCAGATTTAGGGGAATATTCTACAATAAATCTTAAAGCCCCTTATACTCCTGAAAGATATATTGAAGCTATTTCTAGTGTAGAAAAAGCAGGATTTGAAGTATGTATAGTAGATTCAATTACTCATGAGTGGGATAGTTCAGGAGGTTGTTTAGAAATCCATGCTAATTTAGGAGGTAGATACCAAGATTGGAAAACAGTTACCCCTAGACATGATGCTTTTGTGGGAAAAATACTAAACTCTCCTTTACACATAATAACAACTGTAAGAAGAAAGCAAGACTATGAAATGACTAATAATGGTGGAAGAACAACTGTTCAAAAAGTTGGTACTAAAGAAGTCACTAGAGAAGGGTTTGAGTATGAATTAGATGTCAACTTTGAGGTTATAAACAAAAATCATATGGTAACTTGTTCTAAAGACAGAACAGGATTATTTGATGGTAAACCTGAGTTTATTATAACAGAAGAAACAGGTAAAGAATTACTGAGCTGGTCAAATACAGGAGCCAGTGAAACAATAGATGATGCTCTATCACAAGTAAGAAATTGTACAGATCAAAACTTTTTAATTAATATTTATAATACTTTTAAACCATTAATTGGGGATCATCCAGATTTTGTAGAAGCTTTAAAAGTTAAAAAAGAACAGTTAAAAGCCAAATAATTTTAATATATTTGTAACCTCAAAAATAAATTATGGAACAAATAGATTATCAAAAATCATTAGAAAGTATTATTAAAAAAGCAATTAACAAGTATATTGAGCTTTTAGATATAAAAGGGGACTTTCACTATAAAATGGAGTATCAACATTCAGATAGTAATGCACAGTTTAGTAGTAGTTTACTAATAGGTGTTAGAACTGCTAATATAGTTGAGGTACATTATGAAAAGTATTATACTAGCTATATTTCAAAAGAAGATATGTTAGTGGATGCCTTAATTAATATGGTGTTAGGATATGTCAAAAGAGTAGATTACAGTGTAATAAATAATTAAGTATAACAAATTAAATTAAGTAAAAATGAAACCAGTAGTAAAAAAGTCAGAATTTATTAAATTAGTAGAAACCAATACAAAAGCACAAGTAGCTGCTCATTACGGTTTAACAGAAAAAGATGTTACTAAAATTGCAGGTCAGTTAAAAGTAACTTTTAAGAAGAGAAAAGAAGATAACTTTATAATTGAAGATGATTTAGAAGATACAAATTCTCTAGAATCAGCAAATGAAGCACCTTTTACAGAAAAAGAAGCTTTAAATTTTTTAAATAATGTTCCTACAGTAGAACCTGCTAACATCACAAATACTTCAGTTCCAGTAGAAGATATACTTTAAAATAAACAATAATTAACAATTAAAATAAATAATAACAAATAAATAACAATAATATGTACGGTAAACAAGTAAATCAAGCTCCAGTTTCAGAAGTTTCTTATCTTTCAGAAGGTATTCACGAAAATGTTTTTATTAAATCAGCAACTTTAGGTAGTTGGTCAGGAGGAGAATGTATTGATATCACATTAAGTGACCCTTCAGGTAACATTGTAAATGATAGAATATTTCCTTTTAATTACTCTGGTGGTAAATTAAATAAAACAGTAGATGGTAAATCTGTAGCTCTTACTGAAGAAGAAGAGTTAGAATCTTATCTATTGAGATTTAAACATATATTTTCAGCAGCAGTAGGTGAAGAAAACTATGATAAAGCTATAGTAAAAGCTACAGATTTTAAATCTTTTGCTCAAATTCTTGGTAAAATGAGTAAAGCTAATTATGCTGCTTCTAAGTCTTTTAGAGTAATGTTAATTAGTAAACTATCTAAAAAAGATGGTAAATATTATACAGTTATACCAAACTGGTCAAATGGTTTTGTAGAAGCTGAAGGAGTTTCACCTAAAATCAAATTTAATGTGGAAAAGTATGGTAAAAAAACTTTAGATTCAACTAAAGTAGAACAACCTGCTAATACACCAGCTAAATCAGATGATCTTCCATTTTAGTAACTAATTGATAATCAATAACTTAGCTACTATACTTAACTGTATAGTAGCTTTTTAATTTTACTATAATATGGAAATAAATATTGAAAATTATCTTTCAGAAGAAGAGATTAAAAGTATTTGTAAAGAAGTATTAAAACAACACATTTTAGATTGTGTTGGAAATGTATCAGTTTCTACAGATAAAGGTAGAGTGTTTGTTACAAAATTGGCTCAAAAATTAGCTAAAGAAGGGGTTCAAGAAATTATACCTAATTTTAAAGAACTTATTAACGAACAAATAGAATCTCAAATTAAAAGTGTTAAACTTTCAGATTTCTTTGTTCATTCTTTTGGATGGAATAATACAGGTAACAAAATTTTAAATGAGGTTTTGTCTAATAACAAACCTTTATTAGATGCTAAAGTTAAAGAAATATTTAAAACTATAGATAAATAATTTATGCAAATAGGTATCTACAATCAAATAGTAAAAATTGAAGAACCTATTAAAATAACAACTGAATATATATACTCAAATGTAGATCAAGTATCTATGTTTGAGTATTATTTAGGTTATTCTGTAAACACAACTAAACATTATAAATCTCCTTTTAGTAATGATAGTACACCTAGTTTTAAGTTTAAAGTTGGTAATAGTTATAAACTAACTTATAAATGTTTTAGTACAGGTAAACAAGGAGATATATTTAATCTAGTTTCTGAGTTATATAATTTATCTTTTATTGAATCTGTAAATAAAATTGCTTATGATTTTGGACTTAGTAAAATTAAACAAGATAAAAGAATCAATCTTTTTGATAGTCTCAAAAATTCAAATATTGATATTAATCTTGATCCTACAAAGATAGAAGTTATACTATTTGACAAAGAACCTATTAGCTTTATAAATTACTGGAAACAGTTTTATGTTGAAAAAGATTTATTAGATTTTTACGATATAAAACCTGTTAAAGAAGTCTGGATAAATAATAATTTATATAGTGAATATACAGATAAAAATATAGTAATAAGATACCTAGTTAACAATAAATATAAAATTTATAAGCCATTTGAAAAAAAACAATACAAATGGAGAACCACATTTGATTCTAAATGTATATTTGGCTTTAAACAGCTTGATTATTCATTAGACACTATAATCATTAGTAAGAGTAGTAAAGATGTCTTAGTGTGGAGATTATTAGGTTATAATGCTATTACTCTTCCTACAGAAACTTCAAGATTATGGAAAGAATTAGTTGAGTGGTTATATAGTAAATTCAAATATGTTATATCAGTTCTTGATAATGACATTGCAGGTATAAGATCTATGGAAAGTTATAAAATAGATTGGAGTGTTCACTACGTAATACTACCTGATTTAGGTGTAGAAAACCAATGTAAAGATTTAGCAGAAATCATTTTCAGTGTGGGGTATTCTTACACTCAAAGTTTAATAAATGTATTAATTAAAAATAAAAAAGATGAAATTAACAAATGAACAAAGAAAAGTTGTTGTAGATAAGATTTATAATAACCTATTAAAAGAAATTAAACCTTTACAAGAAAAAGAACTTTTTGATTTTACTAAAAAACATAAAAAAGAGATCGAAACTTTACAAAAAAGTATTAATTTAATTAAATGTTATGATAAGTACTGTAACCACGATGCTGAAAGATGTGTAAGAAATAAATACAATTTTAAGTTTGAAACTTTAATACCATCAAATTTAAAAAGTGACATTATAGATAAATTAATATTTGAAAGTATTTCTACAACTAATATTGAAGAAATTATAACAAACATTACAAATTCATTTAAAAATGAAATTTTAAAATAAAAATGATAATCAACTCTAAAACAATAAGTATTGAAGAAATAAGTTCATTACAAAAAGAACTTACTTCTAAACAAATTTGTTTAAAGTATAAATTAACAGAAACTACTTTAAATAAAATTTGTGAAAAACTAAATTTAAAGTTTAGAAAAACAAAGAAAAAAGTTATAGATGTATCAAATATTGTAGATTTAGTCTATGATGAAATAACTCTTTAATAAATTAACAATTAAATTAAATTAAATTAAAATGGCAAAAGTAGTAAAAAACAATCAAAAAGTAGTTTTCAGATTTGTAAATTTAGAAGACATTCAAAAGTTTGTAAATTTCTTAGATGATAATGATATTAGTTATGACCCAGATTTAGCAGATGGTACTTATCCAAGATTTGTTTCTATAGGTACATCTAAAAAATACACTGTAGGTACTAGTCAAAAACAAGATATTTATAATAAAAAAAATGTAACTCCTATTTATTTTGTAGATAATTTGTGTAATTCAGGTATTAGTGTAGAAACAGTTGTTGAAAATTGTTTTGAAGATTTAGTAGAAACAGTTGTTGAAGATGAAATTTCATTAGAAGATGAGGTAACAATTGTACCTAATGAGATAGTTGTAGCTTTGTTTGAAAAAATTAAATCTCAAAAAAAATCACCTAAAAATTATTTTATAATCGATGATAATAACGGAGGGTTTAAAGCAACTACTGATAACAGTTTAGCAAACTATGGTAATGTATATGATTTATATATAATTAATAATTATTAAAAACATTAATGCAATGTTAAACCAACAAAAGGAGGGTAACACCTCCTTTTTTATTTATAAGATATGAAATTAGATTATGAAAATTATACAATATATTTTACTGAAGAGGAATTAAGCTTATTTGACTTAAAAAAATCTGTTAAAATAGCACAATGTAAAACAGATTGTTTTGAGGCATTTGTGTGTTTTTCTCAAAAAAAAGGTAGTTTACCAGTGTATATAAAAGAAGATTCAACTATTATTTTAGAAAACAATAATATAAATATTACAAGTGTTTACTCAATAACTGATTTTAATTTTTTTCAACTAGTTATTAATAACTATATAAACCAATTAAAGTATAAAAAGAATATAGATACTTATAAAATAGAAATAGAATTACCTGAAACACTTAGTAACATTGAAACAAACTTAAACTATGAGCATTTAGTTTTAATTACAAATATATCTTCTGGTAATAATTATTCAAGAAAGATTAATGTTGTGTTACCTTGGTATAATTCATATAAAATACCTAATAAATATTTACCTTTAACTTATTTAAAACAAATTCAATACCCTTTAATAGCCAGTAATAATAGTTTTATTAAAAATTTAAGAGTAGAATACTCTTCTTTGAAAACAAATCCTCTGTTTATAGCAATAGAAATTGATAATAAAAACGTTAACTACAACGATCAATTATCTATTGTAAAAAGTATTAGATTATTGAGTATTCACAGGTATAGAGAATATTATTACACTGGTAACACTAAATTACTAACAAATCCTTTAGAAAATCTTTATAAAGTGTTTTCTAAAATGTTTTTAAATCCTATAAATGTTGTTGAAACAATTAACAAAATCTTAAACATTGAAAAATTAAATTCTTTTGAAATAGTTTCTGATAAAAAAATAGTTGATTATTACTTAGAAAATAATTACTATGATAAAGGAAAAGGTGATTTAGGTTCTAGTTGTATGAGACATAATAATTGTACAGATAAAATACAATTTTATGTAGATGAGCCAAATATTTCATTATTAGTTTTAAGAATAAATGATCAAGTTTTAGGAAGAGCTGTTTTATGGACTACTGTTTCTGGGGAAATTATAATGGATAGGATTTATGCTTCTTATGAGTCATTAAATAAATTGTTCATAGAATATGCTGAAAAAAATAATATAAAATTTTTATACAACTACAAAGAAAGAATTAGTAATACTACAGGTTATAGCCCGAATAACTTTAGACAAAAGTTAAAACAAAATTTTAAAGTTAAATTAAGTGATGAAACCTTAAAAAGATTATCTTTAGAATTTAAAAACCCTACAGAAATCAAAGGAACAGGTTATATAACAGTTCCATATTTAGATAATTTTTGCTATTTAGATACAATAAATGGATATTTAGCTACAAATGCCTCTTATGAAAATGAACCAAATATAGCTTATTGTGTGTCAAAAAATAAGTACTATAATATAGAAGATTTATATTGGTTTGAACCTGATGAGGAGTATTACTTAAAAAGTGATATAATAGTAACTGATCTAGGTGAAAATCTTCCAAAAAGTAAATGTTTACATTACTATGGAGTTTATTATAACCATGAAAATTGTGTAGAAACTATAAAAAATGGTTTAAAACCTATTAAATTATGTACAAAAATTATTAATATAAGTACTAATCGGTCATACTATATTCTAAATGTATACTTGGATGAGTTTTTAAGAATAAATCCTTCTTACATAACACATTCTTCTTTTTTACAAGAAAAAACAACAGTTTAAATAATGAAAAATATGATTAACAAAAATTTTAATTTAGAATTTTTAAAAGAAGTTTTAACACTTCAAAGTGAAAGTGGTAAAGAAAAAGAACAAATAAATCCTGATATACACAATATATTAAATAACATACGAAATACTTTTAATTTTAAATTAACTATATCAGAAGATGAAAAAGGTAATATTTATGTAATTAAAGAAAGTTTTGATTCTGATAAAATATACCCTTGTATAGTAGCCCATACTGATAATGTAGGTATTTATCATAAAGATAAAACAGTTGTACAAATAAATGATACATTAATTGCAGTTAATGAAAAAGGTCAAATAGATCTACATGGTGATGATAAAGTGGGTATATATATGGCTTTTCAAGCTTTAATAGATTTACCATATTGTAAAGTATGTTTATTTGTTAGTGAAGAAGTAGGTTGCCAAGGTAGTAGAGTTGCTGATTTAGATTTTTTTAAAAATGTAATGTTTATTTTACAATCTGATAGAAGAGGAAACTCTGATTGGATTACTTTTACAAATGGTGTAGAAGTGTGTAATCAAGAGTTTAAAAACTTTGTTACACCTATTATTAAAGAATATGATTATAAATTTGAAAGAGGTACTTTAACAGATGTAGGAGAGTTAATTATAAGAAATGTAGGTGTTTGTACAGCAAATGTATCCTCTGGGTATTATTTAGCTCATAGTGATAAATCTTATTGTAAAATATCTGAAGTTGAAAATTGTTACAATTTAATGATGGATGTTTGTAAAAAAGGTATTGAATTAAATAAAAAATGGGAATACACTTATGTAAGACCTTCTTTTATCACTACTTCTAAAGAAAAATCTTATGACGAAGTGTTAGAAAAGTTAATTAATTATTTTTACAAAGAAATAAAAGTTAATTTTAAAAGTGTAAAACCTTCCCCAATATTTTATCAAGGAATAAAAGAAGGTGTAGAACAAGTTTTCAATTTAATTGATAAAATAGATTCAGAAATGTTAATTAATAAAACAATTGATGAGTCTATTATTGATATTTTAAGTTTTTATTCAGAAGAGAAAAAATTAGTTGAAAAATCTAGTAAAAATGCTTGTATAGGAGAATGTTTTTTCATGACAGATGAATTTAATATTTCAGGGCCAGCAGAAACTTGTATAAATTGTGGACAAATTAAAAATATAGAAAAACCATCAACTAGTTTTAAAAATAACAACTTTGAACAATTAGATTTTTTTGAAAGTTATGGTAGAAAAATTAAATTATGACATTAGTATATAGTAAAGAATTAGATTTTATACCTAAATTACAGCTCTCTAAATCAAGGAGAGCTGTATATTACACTTATAAAGACTATCTAGCAGGAAAGTTACCTAAGAAGTATCAACACTTTAGTCAATCTTCTTATGATCATTGGTTAAAGTCTCCTTATAAATGGGTTACTAACAATCTTTATAATGAAGAAACTAAAGAGTTTGTAGTTAAAAACACTAAAAGTGTAGGTAAACCTAAGTACTGGATAATAAACGGTCAGGATGTATCAAATAGTAGACTAAGTCCTATTAGAAGAGCTTTTATAACAAAAAAATTACATGATTTTTATGTTCCTTTTTTTAAAGATTGTCCTAAGCTAGATCCTAACTTTAGGTATGATTCTGTAATGATTTGGTACATAAAGGAAGGTTATATAGGTCCTGATTATGATAATCTGTGGATTGCTGAAAAAACTATTAATGATGTGTTAATTAAAGACTTAAAAATATTACCAGATGATAATCATAAATATAGAAAGGGTGGTTATAAAGGTTATGAATATAGAGAAACAGAAGGATTTAAAATTGAAATTTATAAAGTATTAGAAGATGGAAAATAAACTACCAACGGCAGAAGAATTTTATGATAAAAGTAAACACGATTCTATTTTAGATATAATGATTGAGTTTGCTAAATTACATTGTGCTGAACAAGCTAAAGTTATTTATGAAAAATCAGAACTATGGGAAGATATTTCAAATGGATATAGCTACCAAACTATTAAAAAAGATTCAATTTTAAACGCTTATAACTTAGATGAAATTGTATGAAAAAATTACATTGTTTAACAGGAGAAAAAAGTAAATATGTAATGCTTAAAGATTATGGTAATACTACTGGTTATGTAGTTTTAATGATAAGTTCTACAGATACTTTTGTAAAAACTGATAAAAGAATATTTTCAGAAAAAGAATTTATAAATTTATATGGATATGATATGAAACACACTATAGAAGATATTAATAAAGCATTTATATTTAAAAGTAAATAATAAAATGAAAGTAGCACTAATTGATGCTGATAGCTTATTTTATAAAGTCTCTTTAGGTAAGTTTAATCAGTTTAGTAATATTACTAAAAATGGATGGGATTTAAGAGAGTATTGGAATCATATTGACTCTTGGGTAGAACATATTTTAAAAAAAACTAACTCTACCCATTATCTTTGTTTTCACACAAAAGGTAAAGTATTCAGACATGATATTTCTAAAAACTACAAAGCAGATAGACCTGATAAGCCTGTAATGTACTATCCTGTATATAACCATTTTATAAATAAATGGAATAGTATTCAAGTAAATGGTTTAGAAGCTGAAGATTGTGTAAGCATCTATGCTAAATACTATAGAAGTAAAAATATTGACTACACAGTTGCTTATATAGATCATGATTTACTACAAATAGAGGGTAAATTATTTAACTACTCCACAGATGAATTATTTGAAATAACTATTGATAGGGCTAATTATAATTTATTTAGACAAGTTTGCACAGGCTGTACTACTGACAAAGTTCAAGGATTAAAAGGAGTTGGAGATAAAACTGCTGATAAATATTTTGAAAGTCTAGGAGGTGAAGAAGGATTTGACTTATATGATGACTTACACTTAAAAAGTTTAAACCTTTACATAGAAAAAGAAGGTCTTAAACAAGGTATATCTCACTTCTCAGAGTGTTTTAATCTTGTTTACTTACTTACTACTCCTGAAGAAGCAAAGTCTGTTACAGGGCAGGATTTTGAGTTTAAAGAACCTTATTATTTTAGCACTGTTAATCCAAATATTTTTGGTAATTTTACAAAATCAGATGATTCTGATTTACCAGATTTCTTAAAAGATTAATAATGATTGTTGAAAAATTGAAAGAAAATGATGAACCTGTGAAAAGAACTACAGATGTATTAGTAGTTTCTTTAATAACTAATTTAGACAAAGCTAGAGGAAATCTTTATTCTAGCAAACAAACTAAAAAAGTTATAACTGATATTATTGTAAACTCAGGTTTGAAAAATGACCTTAAATCAAAATACATTTCTAAATTAGAAAAATTACTCAATAAAGGTATAAATCAGTTAGAAGTAATAGGTTCTATAATTTATTCAATAAAAGAGGATTTTGATCTTTTAAAACCAACTGATTATGAAGTCACCACAGACAATAAAATTGATTCCCAGTAAAAGCTTCTTTCTACTATTACCTATAATAGATTTACCTAACAATTTGATTAATAAAATGTTAAATGTTAGTTTAAATAATGTTTATGATAAGGAGATTTGTCTAGGTAAGAAAATAGCAGAATATAAGAAAAGAATTTATGTACTTTTTGATAATTATAGTGAAATCAAAGAAGAAGTAGAGTTACATAAATTATTTATTAAAAGTGAGTATTTAGATGATGAACTAGTGTACAGTTCTTTTAAAATCCCTGAAGAATATTTACTAGATATAGACTACATAACTACTAGTGATTATACTAAGTGTAGTAAAGAGTACATGGATCTTGTACTTAAATATCTTAAAAATAGTTCTTCTTATGATACTTTTAGAAGAACCTTTTATCCTAATGATTCTGATAGACAAGAAGTAAGAGACAGATTAATGTTACCAAATAACACTAAATTACCTGAATTAGGTAGATATTTTAACCCATTAGAAGAAACACTATGTTTAAGTAAGTTTTTAAACTTAAAACAAAAGTAAATATGACAAAATTACAAAAAATATTAATTTGCATAGTAATACTATTTTTACCTGAATTGTTAATTTTTGAAGCTAAAATATTAAATTACTACATTCTAGAACCTTTCTTTTGGTTAATAAGGTTTGGTTGCTTACTTGTAATAGCATTGATACTTACATATTCCTCTTAAAAGTACCATCCTCTAACCAAATAAATCCATGTTGGTTAGAGGATATTTTACCTATATGTGTAGAATAATTATCAGGGGAGTAAAGAATACTTCCTTTGTTAAAATAAATTGAATATTTAAGTGATTCATCCCAATAAAAAGGTCTTCTCATTAATGTACCCATTACAGCTTTATAGGAGTCTTTAGAAGGTTTATATATATGTTTACATATAATTTCTAAAAACTCTTGTTTAGTGTACATAAAAAGGTTTTTAAAGTAGTAATTAAAACACTCTGCTGTAGTGTACCAACCGTGAGGATTAAAGAAATAATTACCTTCTTGTTCTGTACTATTATACAAACACCTACTAATAAATTGATGCTCTTTGTCTAAACCTATTTTATTTTTATTATCTCCTACAAACTGAAAGAAATTATCAGTAAGAATCACATCTTCCTCACAAACAATGAAATCTTCTTCTAAAGAACTTATCCAGCTTATAGCATCTAGTATGTTTTGTTCACAACCATAGTTTTTATCTCTTTCCCAGACAGTAAAGTTATGGTCACCTTCTAGGTCTAGTTGGTGTAAATAACTTCTAACTTCATTTACCCCCCTTTTTTCCAGTTCATTGTTATATCCATCTGAGCAAATATATACTTTACCCTTATTTAATAACAAGGGTAAGGTTTTTTCTACATAATCTACTCTTTTATAGCATATATATAATACAGGTGTATTCATATTAAATGGTTGTTAATTTAAATAAGTTATATCAGTTACTCTATTAGTACCTACCACAGTTACCGTAGTTATATCAAAGTCATTATCATACTCAATATCTATTGTGATTAAAACCAAACTGTTACTGTTACCTAGATATGTTAAATGAGAAAGTGTTATATTATTAGGATCTAAGTTATCTACAACATCACCACTATATGTTACAAATTTTATATCAATGTTTTTTTCTGTTGTATCAGAGAAATCATCAATTAAAAAAGAAAGAGTTCTATTTATTTTTCTATTTAGTATAAAATTATGCACTCCTCTGCTTAAATTAAATAATGATTTATCTTTAAAATCATATGTCCACGTACCTATCCCATCAGAAGTATTTAAGTCTTCAACACCTCTTTCTTGATAATATGCGTAAAAAGTGTGACTTATATAGTTAAAACAATATTGGTCAGAGAAAGTAGTTGGTAAAATATTGTTAAATATAAATACTTTACTAGTAGACTTATAATAGCTACTGTTATCGGTTAAATAGCTTAACCCACATCCTACAGGAGGAACTATTTTAACCAAATCTGTTAAACTTCTTATTAATTTAGGATTACTTTTACAAATAGCAATATTTTCTACACATTTTATATAGTCATTATAGAAAGTAGACTTCTCTGTATCAGTAGCTTTGTTATAGTATTCAAATAAAGCATCAAAATAATCTAATAAAACTACATAAAAATAAGAAGTTTCAACTAAGTCACTCTCAACACCTAATTTTAACTGTATTCTTATTTTCTTTAAAATATCTTTTATATCACTATTAACCATTATTTCATTAAAAATAGTGTTATAGCTCAAATCACTTGGTGTATAAACATACACTGAATCATCTAGTTGTATTGGGTAATTAAAATCACTCATAATTTATTATTTAGAACAACCACAATCATTTAATTTAGTATTATAACTACTAGAACTTATACAATTACCACAAATATCTTGTAGTAAACAAAAGTACTGACAAATAGTTAGTTTCTCTGCATCAGGTATTGCAAGTAATTCATCTAAAGACTGTTCTTGTTGATATTGATTTAAAAGTCCATATAAGAAAGTTCTATAACTATTAAACAACATTAATTTCCTGATCAATGTATTTTGTTCTAACATAGAACATTCATCTGTAAATTTACAAATAAATTCTTGGCCTAAAGCTCTTCTACAAGCTTCTATGTTACCTGTTACTCTAATATAGTATATTTCAGTAGTTGTTGTTTCTACTGTGAATCTATATAATCCATCTTCAATAAATTGATAAGTAAATGTATCAGAAGGATCTATGTCATTAGAAGGAATATTTCCTCCCTCAGAATCTAAACCAGAGTAAGTTACAGTGTTTCCTTCACACACCATTCTCTCAATAGTGTAAGTCACTAAAACTATGTCATTATTTGTAAGAGTAAATAAATTACTATTATCTACACTATATTCTATATTTGCTGCCATATTAATCTAAACTTTTATGTGTATTCATATTTTGAAATTGATCTACTGTATGCCAAAAAGGTATATTTTTCTTAATTGGTTTAAGTAAATTTAATTCATCTGTTTTTTCATTTACATTGTTTATATTCCAGTCTATTAAAGCATCAGGAGTATCTATTCTAAATCCTATAACATTCCATCCTAACTGAGTAGCTGATTCTAATAGAGAAATACTTACAGCTGGAGATTTTAACATATCAAGGGTTAAATCAGGTCTTAAATACTGAGCCATTTCATTATTTACTCTAAATAACATAACTGACATAGTAGATAATACTATATTTTTTTCATCATCATCATCATAATTAGCCATTGTGAGTGCTTTAGCTAAAGCAAAAGTAGTAGCTATCATAGCTAATTCAAAACCAGTTTTAGCAATATTTTTCCTTTGTTCAATATCTAAGTTTTTCCAAGCAGTTGAAATAGCAGCTAATCTTTTAGAGTCCCATTCAGATAATACATTCTTGTAAAAATCAATAGTACTTAACACTGTATCAGTATAATAACCAATTTGCTCCCTACCTAGTGATTGATTAAACTCACCTTTTAAATTACCATTTTCATCATAATCATAAGAAAATCTTTTAGCAAATGAAGGATGTACCCAGTTTCTCATAAATAAGATACTTCTAGCCCAAGGATTTCTTTTAGCAGCATTCTGATCATCTTGTGTTATCACACCATCTATTTGCCTGTTAATAGTACTAATCTTTTGAGCTAATTTAAAAGCATCTTTATCTGTAAATTCAATACCCTTTTTTAAAGTTAAATTATTGTTTTTATCTAAGTCAAAAGCATCCCATAAAGAAATTTCTTCACCATTACTAGTTTTAACCTTTTGAAACTTCATCATAGCCATCATGGTAACACTACTCATCATATGGTCACCTGTATGGTTAAGAATAGATGTATGAGCAGGGTTTAAAAGCTTTTCCATATCACTTTTAAAGTGATTATCTTGTCTACCTACACCTAGATACTTTCTTAAAGCATTTATTTTTGTAGAGGGTATATTGTTAATAGAATCTTTTAATAGATGAATAGTATCTAAATTATACTCTGCTACAGCTGAGTTTAAACTTTCATGGTCATACTCATTTTTACCAAAAGCTTCTACTTTTCTCCATAAAGAACCTGTAATTACTTGAGAACCTGCTTGTAACACATTAAAAGTTAATTTTGAAAATGCAGTATATTTATTAATAGTATCTATAGTTTTAGTAACATCTTTACCAAGTATCATTGCTTTTTCAGAAGGTTTATTGTAAAACACTTCATCTAAATACTTTTCAAACTGTTTAAACGAATTAGTTTTACTTCCTTTTATAATCTCAACAGGGTCTTCTTCTACATGAGTGTCAGGATTAATTCTTTTTCTAAGACCTTTTACAAATTTATTGACATTAGCTATACCTCCTGTAGTAACTACAACATCTCTATTAGCTAACAAATCTCTAGTATTTTCAATTGTATCTACAATTTTATTTAACTCTCCATAAGTGTAAGCCATACTATTAAAAGCCATAAAGCTATTAGTAAGATTAAAACTTAACTGACTTAAAGTATCTGCATCTAAAGGACTATTAAAGTATATAGGTAATGTATTTACAGGATTACCTGATAAATCTTGTGCTTGAGAATACTCATAATCTAATTTAGATGGTTTAAACTTGTGTTTGACACTTTCAAAATATTCAGTACTAAATAATCCATTTTCCTGTATAATATCCACATCACTTTTAGACAAAGTAGGTATTTTATAAATACTTATCTTACTACCAAAATTAGAAATAGCTTTACTTCTCATAGCTATTACACCATCATACCATTCTTTCTCTTCTTTAGATAGTTTTTTATAAGCATTACTTAAAGGAGCTGTGTAATTTACATTTCTTTTATCAATACCATTGGCTCTATAAAAAGCTATTTTTTCAGCTTTAGTAGCATTTGGATTATTAACATAAAACTCTTCTTCTAGTGTTCTTCTAATTAAATATCCTGTAGGTTTACCTTTAGAGTCTTTTTCTATAAAATTTTCATATAATTTAGCATGATTACTAGTACTAATTCCTTGACTTTTTTTATAATCTTTAAGTTTATTAGTTAATTCAGCTAAAGATTTATTCTCTTTATCTGCTTTAATTCTTCCATAAAATTTAAATTCTTGTATCTTTTGAGCAGCAAGAGCTAATATAGGATCAACACTATCTCTAGCCACACCTAACACACTAGTTAACCAAGAAACATCTCCAAATCCTTTACCTAGTAGATTTTTAATTTTGTCAACTGTTAAACCACTATTAGAATTATTAGCTTCCATTAAAGATTCAGCTACAGCAGTTTTATTGTCAACAACCACTTTATCTGTTATTTTTTGAAGTCTATGAGAGATATTTCTTAACAACACTTCTACTCTAGCTTTACTAGGGAATAAAGTAGTCTCTTTGTTAGTATTTAATTCAGTTTGAAACTCTTTTATAACACTACTTATGTTAAGAAACATTCTCATATAAGCTATTTCATGTGCTGGTAATTGTTTACCTTCTGATTCTAACTTTTCTAAATGAGCTAATCTAGCTAAAACTTCTTTGTCAATAGTTTGTAGAAATTTCATTACACCTGAAGAAGCTTGTTCTCCTTCTAGTTGTGAAATTAAAGACTCTAAGTAAACTTTATATTTTTCTTGGATTTCCTTGTTACCTGTATTACTTTTAAGTCTTGACTCTAATCCTGCTATTTTACCTATTAATAAATCTTTTACAACTTGTATTCTTTCATTAGTTTTTTTGACAGATTCTGAAATAATTGGTTCTTCAACTATTTTCTGTTCTTTATACAAGCTAGCTTCTTCAGTTGTTAGTTTTTTAATAGAATAAACATATTGCTTGCCTTCACCATCTACCCAATTTTCTATATGTTTATATTCAGGTACATTTCTTTGCAACTTATCAATACCTCCTATCCAATTATTTAAAAATTCATCAGAATTTTCTAACTCATTAAAAGCTAAATACCCTTTATTTTCTATTAAATATTCTTGATTATTAAACTTATAAACACCTGTTGGATGGTTCTTTGGTCTAACAGTAGCTGTTTTATCACCTTTGTCTAATTTTTTTAATCTATCGTTACTAAAAGGAAATCCATTATAACTAGTGTATTTAATACCTCTTATGTCTCCTGTTTTAGTACCTTGTAATAACCCCCCTTTTTCCAGTCTAGACCTTTCTTCATCAATTCTTTTAGCTAAATCTTCATTTATTTGAATAGTATCTAAACTCTCAGAGTTATAATTCCATAAACTAGTAACATTTTCTAAAGAAGGATAAGTACTTTGAATCATACTTTTCCAAAGTTGTTGCCACTCTACAAATTTATTTTTAGATGTACTATCTTGTTTAACTGATAAAAAGCCAGTATTCTTGTCTTTAATTATAAAGTCTTCTTTTGAAAGTATATCTACTGTTGCGATTTCTATATTTTTGTATTGACTACAGCTCATAAAACAAAGTTAATTAAATTTAATTATTATCCCCAATAACAACCTTCTTCCTTTTCTAGTTTAATTTGATCTACAGGGATATTAGCTACATAGTTATTATTTCCTTGTGATTTAGGAAAGGATTCTTGTGTAACTTCTACAACACCATCTTTAACCAAATAAATTGTATTATTATAATTGTTTAACCCTTCATTAAAGTCTGAATCATCAGCTATTTCAAATACTTTTTTTACATTACTAGGGTTATTCATAGCATATTGTAATAAAAAACTATCCATATCAAACCAATCAGGAAACTCTAACTGACTTTTAGCATTTTTAATAGTTGTATAATCTTTTTGATATTTTTCATCTACACCTAGATCAGAATATACAGCTTCCATATATTTCAAAGGGTTTAATTTAGTCATACCAAATCCATATTTTTTTAGTGAATAACCAAACAATCTTTTAGCTGCTTCAGGGTGTTCATTATAAAATTCAGTAGCCCCTTCAACTATTTGATCCATATATAAATCATCATTCATTTTAAATCTTAAATCAACCATACCATTAGAATCTTTACCTAATTGTAAGTTATTTAAAAAATGATTTTTTTCTATATTGTTTTTAATGTATCTATCAAAAAATAAATTTGGAAATTTTTCTAAAAACTCTCCATTTTTTATTTTAGTACCTTTGTAAGTTTCTCTTAAATTATAATTATCATTTAAAGAAATTAACATGTCCAAAGCTCTATAAAAAGTATCTACTTGAGTTCTATTATTTAAACTTATACCATATTCTTTAGCTTTTTGAAAAGTTAATTCATAAAAAGGTGTATGATAAGTGTTTACATTACTAACCATATCTTTAAAATCACCTTGCATTAATCTGTTATAAGTACCTAACCAATGAGTGTCTAATACTTTTTGATTAAATTCTATAAACTCACTTTTTAAAAAGTATTCTTCATTTTTATTTAAATTCAATATATTTTCAGCAACATTGTTTTTAATACCTGAATTAGATAATCTACTACCTTGTATAAAATCACTAGTTTTAGAAGCTAATTGATGATGATACATTAAGTTATATAACATATTACTTGAAACATCTGTTCTAACTTGTGGTTTTAGTTCAGAAGAAGTTTGTTTTATAAAGTCTCTAAATAATGTATTAGATTTTTTATTAACTAATTTACCTTTACTATCTTTTACTTTAGTTGTGTGAAAATCATTTAAATAAGACCAAGCAAAGCCTTTTATTCTAAAATCTTCAGCTACTTGTTCAAAAGCCATTCTAGTAGCTTTAGAACTAGTTTCAGTTAAAGAATATTCATCATAATATTTACCTACTGCAATGTACATAGGATTGTTAGTATATTGTTCTAATCTAGTTTTACCAATACCTAATAAATTTAACATTCCTTTTAAAGGTGCTGTAAATACACTATGGTTAAGATCACCTAACATAGGGTCTTTAACACCATCTACAGCAGCAGTACCATATTGTTGATTATTGTCAGAAATTAAATTACCTTCTAAATCCTCTTTTTCACCAAACTTTGCAAACTCTTGTCCAGCTATAAACACTCCATAACCTGTTTTAAATTTAGGTTTTATTTGTTGAGCTATACCATGAAACACATTCATTACAGAATAAATACCAATCAAATCTTTACAAGCTTTATTAGCTGCTCTATAAACACTTTGTTTCTTAACACTGTACCAAGGAATATTTTCTTTTTGTTTACCTTTAGTTAAATCATTTCTAATTGTTCTAATTCCTTCAGCATTGTTAGGTGTAACAAGTTCTTTATAATGATGTGGACTAGAAGCTACAGCTAAGTGAGAATCAATTATTTGATTTTTAGGATTATCTTGATCTAAAATCCATTGATTGTCTTTAATCATATAATCATAAAACTCAATATAAACTTTATCAATGTCAAAGTCACCACCAGATCTGACTAATATATCAGGACTAAAGTATATTAAAGTTCCAGAACTAACATTTGTAAAAGATTTAATATAAGCTTTAGAATTACTATTTTTATCTTGATAAGGTATTCTATGGAATGAACAGAATCTTAATTCTTCTGGTAATAAATCAGCATTAAAATTACCATTTTTATCCATAAAAATAGTTGGATCAATACCTTTCTTTTTAAGTGATTTAATGAAATAAGCGGGTGTAACTATAATTTCATCAGCAGTTACAATAGGAGTTGTTTTAAGAGCTTCTAAAGCTTCTTTTTCATCTTGTGGTACTTTCATACCCAATCTATTAAACTCTCTTTGTATATGTACTAAATTAGCTTTTATATCATTAATATCTGTGTATTCATTATAGCTTTGAGCTGAATGAAGTGTACCGTCAAGATTTTTAGCTAAATCAATAATATCTATACCATCAACATCTAAACCATAAGTACTAGCTAATACAGCAGATTTACCAGTTATTTCAATATCTAAAACTTCTTTATTAAAATTACTAGCTAATAAAGAATAAATTTTATTTTTATTAAAAGGTGTGTCTAAAATATGAAGATTATTTTCAGTTAAATTTTCTAAAATATCATCCCAATATTGAGTAAATGAATTAGGGTCATTAGCTTCTATAAGACCTTTTAAATGAATTTTAAACTTTTCTACATCTAACACTCCATCAGTAAACATCTTGTCTTCTAGTGTCTCAAATTGGCTTCTAATAACAGAATCTATAGCTTTATTGTAGTGATTAATTAATTCTTGACCTGTAATAGGTGTTTTAGACCAATTAACATTGTACATATCAGTAGGTTCAATGTTCTCCATAGCTTTTCTCATTTTTTGAGAAGAAAGCTTTTCTGAAGTTTCATTTTTATAAGGTACATCTAATACTTCACCCCAATGTTCCATATCAAGTTCTACAGTAGACAAAGTAATAGTACCAGTTTCATCTTTTAACCACTCAGAAGCTTCTTCTTTAGAAACTAAATTCCTTGTACCTACTTTAGTACCTGAATCAAATATCCACTCACCTATATCTTCTTTAAGCATTTTTTCATTAAGAAGCTTTAATTGTGGATGTTTTTCTATAAAAGCAGGAATTAAAGGTATAACAGCATGTTTAATTTGTGTGGGAACTAATGTAGTATTTGATTTATCAATTGTAAAATTACCTTGTTCATCTTGTACTTTATAATTCATATTTACAGGCATGTGACCAAAAGTAAAAGTTTTTAAAGATTGAATTACAAAATCTAAGTCTTTTGAGTAATCTAAACCAGTATTTTCAGTTATTCTTTTAATAGCTTCCATTACTAGTCTACCATCCTTACCTTTAGCATTACATATTTGTGTAATTCTTTTCATAGTAGCAAAAGTAGCTGCATCTGTAGTATCAATACCTTTATTTTTTTCTGCTTTTAATTTATACCCATCTGCTAAACTTTCACCTATTATATCTTTAAAAGCTTCATAATATTGAGATTCTTTATTAATAGATTCTGTAAATACTACTTTATACATTTCAGATTGTACAGATCTTACAGGTACTTGACCTTCTTTAGCTCTTTTATTAGTATCATCATAAGATTTATAAAAAGCTAAATCCCCTACTTGTAAAACAGTACACTCTAAGTTACTTATCCATCTATTAGCTAAATAATTAAAAATAGCAGTTTTATCTCTTAGATAATTTCTAGCACTATCTGAAACTAATTTATTGTTTAGTAAACCTTCTTTATTAATTAAACCTATTTCTTGTAAATAGTTAAAATCTTCTTGTAAAGTATTTAAAGATACTTTATTTAATATTGGTGAAATTTCAGCTATAATTTGTCCAGAAACAGGTGATTGATTATCAAATATTTCTTCTTTACCTTCTAAATAAGAACCATATTTAACCAACAAAGTATCTACTAAAGGATTTAACTCAGGAAACATTACAAACGTTTCACCTTGTTTATTCCATTCTTTTACAGTTAAAGATTTAATCTCTTTAATTAAATTTCTTTTTTCATCATCATTTTTAGAAGCTTTTAATTGAGTATTTAAATGATTAATATAAAAATTAATGTCTTTGACTTTTTTAATTCTTTTTAACTCTGGTAAAATATAAGAATTGTATAAAACATTATTTAATGTATTTACACTTATATTACCATTTATATTTTCAACCAAGTTATTTCTTTTAATAATTCCTCTAACTTCTATATTAGAAGCATCTGAAGGAGTTATTAAAGGTAGTGTACCATGATAATTACCATTTTCATGAGTAGTATTGTTGTGATACATCTCTAAACAAGTTTTTTCCCATTCAAGACTATTCATTTCTTGATAAGCTTTACTTGTATTATCACCATTAATAACAATATTATTACTCTCAAAAGAAGAAACTGCTGACTCTCCTTTTATAATAGAATTATTATAGAAAAATCTATCTAATTTTAATTTTTCTAAGTACTCTACCCCTTTGTTTTTAATATTTGTTAGTAACTTTTTAGTAGCTGTATATTGACCTACTGCAAAGAATTTAGTACCATCTTTAGCAGTTAAAGTCATATTATCTAGTTTTCTTTCTTCAGCTTCTTTGTTAACTAAAGTTCTAAGGTTTGAAGTAGTTCCTACTTTATCAGAATTTCCTGTATTAACCAACTCTTCTAAAGCAAAGAATAATGAAGGTACTCTTTTGTAGATACTTTCTTTATAAGGAGCTTCTTTAAGCTTTTTGTAACCAGTTTCTTCAAAGAAATAGTCAATAGTTTTTTTAGATAATTTAATATTTAATTTATTGTCTATTTCTTGTATTAACTGATCTTTTTGATTTTCATCTAAAGTATTTAACTCATCATATTTATCTTTAGAATTAATTAATTTAAATTGATTAGCTATAGTTTTAACAGATTCTTTTGTAGCATTAGTATTTACAGTAGATTTAAATTCCTGTAATAAAGGATTATTGACTCCTTGAGTATTAGTATTAGAAGTTCTAGCTGTAACAGTAGTAACTTTTTGTTGTAAACCTGGATGATATTCTTCTTTAATTTCTGTAGTTGCAGTTACAAATTGACTGTAGTAAGTATTTAAATTTGAAAAGAATGTATTTTTAAAAGAATCATAAGGAAAAGCTTCTTTATTTATTTCAATATAATTTTGAAAATCTTCTATATAATCCAGTAATTCATAATAATGAGGTTTATCATCTTTTTTAGACTCTAAAACTTCAATCATTTTGTTTATATCATTTATATTAGAAATATCTCTAAATAAATCATTTAACACTTCAGCTCTAGTTAGATATTGAGGTAAACCTAGTTTATTTAAATCATTTACCAACTCACCATCTAAATTAGTTCTTTTAGTTAAAGATCCTAATAGCATGTTAAACTCAGTACTAAACTTTTCAGTAGGGTTTACTTTAAATTTAGATTTCTCATAAATTTCTTCAGATATATTTTCTTCTAAAAGTAAATCATCTTCTACATCAAATTTCATTGTAGTTTTATTCTCTAATTCTTTTAGAGTTCTTTTTACAAGAAATTGTAGATTTTTAGGTTCAATTATTTTATCTATTAAATAATGTGATTCTTGAGGTAAATCTTCTTTAGTGTTATATAGTTTTTCAAAACTCTCTCTAACTTTTTGAACTAAATCTATTTGATTAAACTTTGATAAATCAAGGTAATAAGGATTATTAACACCTTGTTCACTCATTAAATCAAACATTGTTATGTATGTACCAGAATTAACTAATTCAATTTTATCTGATTCTGAGATGTCAGTTACTTTTGACAAATCTTTTGGTTGTGTAATTACAGATGTTGAAGATTTTTCAGTAGAATTTGAACTATCTATTTTAGGTTTAATCTCTGTGGATTGGTTTGTTATTTTTTTTGGTGTAATAGGTGTATTTACATCTAAATCTGTAGCTCTTCTAAATGTTAATGTAATTGTATAATTAGTAATTGTTTGACCATTAGGTAAAGTTAATGGAGGATATTTATCTTTCTTTTGAGAGTTTATAGGAGTA